ATATCATTTCTAACGATGTTTTATTTTCTTTTGAAAAGAATTCTAACAAATCATCTAACTTCTTTTGTTGAGCTGATTTACCAGCTTCTGTAGATCTTTTATCGATTTCTTTTTGATACTTATCTTGAATAAACTTGATAAGATCTACAACTCTTTTCTTTGGATCAGGTGGTAACTGACCAGCTCTTACATATCTATTACTGTGTGTTTCAATGTGTTGAGCCAACATCGGATTGTTTTCTAATTGTCTCAAAGCCGATCCAGCAATTTTATTGAATGTTCTACCAGCTAAACTTAAATATTCATTTACTTCTTTTGTTTCATCTGCTGTCATTGTAGCTTGAGTTGCATCGCCAAGTTTCGCATCTTGATAAAATACGTTTCTTGATTTCTTTAATTTACTTGCGTCAAAATTATAAGAAGCTCTCATCTTTTCGAATGTTGGTCCTTTGTAGCTCGTATGCCATACAATTCCAATTTTTGCTGCCTTGATTTGCTTGGCCATTTCCGTGCCAGCTGGTATTGCATAAACAATTGTATTGGGGTGGAACGTAATATAGGACTTTCCTTTAATTCGAGACGTTTTAAGATCGCCCGGGCCAAACACGAAATCACCTTGAATTACTCCTTTGATACCAAGCTCCGGTAAGTATTTAAGAGCAAGTTTTAATTTTTTATTTAAATCACCTGAGGTGTCATTATCAACATCTTTTGGTGTTTTGTAAACTTTTGGATTTTTATTAAATATACCTTTTTTAGCGACAAAGAATTTACCATCTGAAGGATCTGTTCCAGCAAATACTGCTGGTGCTCCATCCCATTTAACTGATACGTTTCCATCTTTTTCACCGGCTAACATATCACGTAAAGAACGAAGAGCTAATATGGCTTGACGTGCACCGTCAACGCCACCATAGATAACCTTATCCTCAATATGAGTCATATGAGTATTTTTTTGTTCAGTGATAAAATTTTCAAAATTTTTCATATCTTTTTCCATTCATTAGATATATTATACCATAAGAAAATACGAATGTAAACAAAAAAATGATGAACCTGTTAAGTTTATCATTGGTACACTTTTGCATAAATCGATGAGATATCAAGTTTTGATCCAGCATAGTTAACAAGATCAGTAATAATTAAATCAGCTTTTCCGTTATTTTTATTTTCAAATAAACAACTCAGTACGTATGTTGCACCCATCTTACTATGAACTTCATGTGGTTTACTTTCAGTCAAGCCTTTCATGAATTCATCTTTCTGTAGAGATGGATGTACTTTCTTTGCCATATTATAAAACACATTTGCGTATCGAGACTTAGCACCTTTTTGATTTAAGTCAATCGCAATCTTTTTGAGTTGAGCATTATCTGGAACTCTTTTGCCAACTCTTTTATTCAGTGATTCAATAATTTGACTATAACCAGCTCTACCACCACGTGCAGTTTTTAATGTGATTTCAAAGTTGATCGCAGCAAATTGAGATGAAGTACGAAGATCTGCTTTACCACCTTCAAATTCAACTACACCTGATTTACTTCTCCAAAACTCTGAAGCCTTACGCGCAAAACTTGCCATAAGTCTACCATCTTTAAATTTATGAATCTGAGCATTTGGCACTTCATTAATTACTTCACACTTGATTCGATCGAAGTTGAGTACCTTTTTCAAAGAAATACCAACAAGTTTTCTTTCTTTGAATAACTTAACAAGTTCAGTATTGAGTTCTTGAATTGAAGTAGTTGGAAGATTGTTAACTACAGATGGAGATGTTGTAGCCCATATATCACCGGGATTCCATTTATCGTCGCTCAGTTTTGGCATCCCAGAATTTTTAAGAGCTTCATTCTTTTTAGCATAAACGGCTTTCATTAATTTATCATCGCGATGGAAAGTCATTTTGCCATTGATATATTTTTTACGTAATAATTCTTTTGCTGTCCAGTAAGATGAATAATGCCATGATGGATCAAGCTTCATAACATCGTCTAAGTTTGTTCCACCTACTGAAACTTTATCATATGCTTTTTTAAGATCTGACGGCTGAATTGATTCAAACTCAGCTCGAGGATTGTTTACTAAAACTTCGCAATAAACACATTGAGCACTCTCAGCATCAGCTGTTTGTTTTGATCCGCCACCGGATCCACCGCCGCCTCCACCAAAGACATTTGACTTACCAATTTTACTGGTAACTATTTCACCTTTGCTTGTATCTAGTTTTTGAGCTTTCTTTTCTTTTTCGAGACGATCAATAGCTTCCTTATTTTCAGGTGTGTTTTTAACAACAATTTCGACACCGTCAACTGTCGGCATCGCTTCACCTGTTTTCATAAGTCGACGAAGAATGTCAATACGCTTTTCCCCAGTTTGAGAGTTGAGTTTAGCGAACTCACCAGGGGGCATAGCGACAAATTTCATCTTTTCCTCCAGATATTTCTTAAATCTAAGCATAAATCTATTTATACTAGATTGAAGTTCTATCTGGCAGGTCTATTCGGCTTTCTTCGATAGCCATAATCTTTTTTAGGTTTAGGCTTACGTTCATTTGGTTCATAACGAATAAATTGTCTTAAACCATTTTCTCTAGCCCAAGCCTGAGTGATTTCAGGTCTATGTGCTTTCATTTTTGAAACCTCAATGTATATTGTTTTCCTTGATGCTCAAACGTAACAGTTGAATGCGAATAAACGGTATCCATCGATTCATTATATCGAGTCATCTGCTGACAAACCAATTTAGTTCCATCAGATGCTGTACTGTTTTGATGACCTAATATTCCACCAAGGATAGCACCTGCAGTAGCACCATCAGGTAAATCTTTAGTTACGTTTTGACCAATAATGCCACCAATGATAGCACCCATAACGGCGTCACCAGTCTTATCACCTGAAGTTTGTTTTTCAGAACAAACCTCTACAGTGTATGGCGTTCTTTTAATCACCTGCTTGAAATGATCTTGTGTTGATGCTGCATGAGCAGGTGTATTACATGCAGTCAAAAGAATGAATGATCCAACTATATATTTTTTCATCTTACTTCTACCTTTGCTGAGCTGATTGTTTGTTTGATTTCTCTTTCACGTTCGGTATTAAGACAGGTGACTGTTTCATCTGTCTTTACCACAAAGTAATTATCAGGTAATTTTGGACAATTACACTCCGCCATCTGCGATGGTGGTGTTTCGTTTACCAACCAATGCAGGGCGAAGAATATAAATCCACATATTACAATTACCTGAGCCATTAGTTAAGTTTCTCCAGAGTAACTCGTGCTTTTTCTTTAACTTTACTCACTGCTTCTGGATTGACAACAGGATTCTGGTTTTTACGACCTTTTGGATCGACTTTAAGAAGAACATAAGTACGATAACTCATACCTTCTAAAGTAACAGCCTTATCTACAACGTCATATTCTGAAACATCGATTTTAGAATATCCAGACTTTGAAACTTTTTGAGTTTCTTCGATTGCAACACCAGCTAATCCAGTTGATGAATCATCCGCTGTGAATGAATTCATTTCCATGGATACGACATTGCTAATCTTATCGCCAAGGACAACCTTTGCCTGATGCATCGCTTTATCCATGGAGAACTGTAGATCAGATGACAAGCCAGTACCTGAACCAAAGATCATACCATCTTCATCTTCAGGCGTGTTGACATACCACTTAGGAATTGATTCAGCCTTTTCAGCTTGAACGATCTTAATCATTTCACGCTTTCCAAATTGGCCACAACCAGTTAGCACGAGCCCAGCCGTAAGGATGAGCCCAATTGTCACTACGTTTTTCATTATGCAACCTCCGCAAACTTAATAGCGCTTTCAAGTGCTTTCTTCTTACGAAGTTGGTTTCCACCGAACCAAGAAGAATAAAGACGATTATCACTGTTACGACCTTGTTTATGATCGCAAATATAAGTGACTGAGTTAAATGCTTGCCACCAAGAACCTTCGGCAAAGTTAGCACCCGGCTGTGACTCAAGAGCATCATAACAATCTCTAGCATTTCGAGAAAGAGTTTCTTTACTTAAACCCATTCCTTGTACACGCTTATCAGCAGTACGTGGGAATACGCTATTGAGATACTCAATATACGAATCAACAGTAAATCTCTTCTTACCAAGAAATTCAGCCATTTCTCTGTAAGTGTCAAGCTTCTGATGAGCAATACCTAAAGCCTTTTTAACTTCATAGGCATCAAACTGAACTCTATGTCCAACCTTAACAGACTTATCAGTCTTAGCGTCAAGAGAAAGAGATAAAGTATTATTACAGACTACTCTGATTGGAGTAAACCTAACATCAATTGACTTACCATATTGATGAGGATTTGAGAAAAGAAGATATGAATCAACTTTATCACCACCAAAGAGTTCAAATGAATCTTTGACTTTTGCTAAAGCCCATACCATTTGGCCGTTTTTCAACGAGCCAGCAGTATGCATTTCCATATCACCTGAAAGGCAATACTCACTGAAGAAGTTAAATGCATCTTCATTTTGTACTGGATTCCAGTTTTCACCAACGTTGGTGAGAATTCTACCATCGGTTTCTCTAACCAATGATTTTTGACCAGTAGCAACTTTCCTACCGTCAAACTCAATGAAGGATTCAACTTCACGGACTTTCCAGTCCACTCCAGCTTTTTCCATCATTTGATATGGTGTTAGGTCGTTTGAGACCGGAACACCGAGGCCGTGCCAGGGAACTTCCCCAGCGTAAGCCATAGTTTCAACTAAATGTGCCATAATATATTCTCCTTAAGCAGCTTTTAACATTGAAGATGGTACACGATACTGATGCGCTGACGCATTCTTTTTTACGATAATGTACTTACGATTGATTTTAGCAATGGTGCCATTAATCTTTTCGCCTGACTGGCTAGAAGTAAAGTAAACTTTCTGACCAACAGAAAACTCGCGAGTGGCGTTTGCCATTGCAATTCTTTTCGTATCGTTGTACATTTTTGCGATAATTTCCATATCGTCGAAAGAGGCTTTGGAAAAGAGAGCCTGAACTCTTTTGATTTCACTTTTTGATAACATAATGTAACCTTTCTTTTTTCATTTTATAAGTATATTATACCATGAAAAAACACGTATTTAAACAAAAAAGTGCGCATATTTTCATTTTTTTTTTCATTTTAATTTTAGCTCTGCATATGCGTTCCATCTATAAACATATTCACCATTCGCTAGTTGATAGCCTTCGTGTTCATGAGGCTTACCAACTTCGTATCCAACTGCTTCGTATGTAGGTATTGCTTTGTCTCTTGGATATGACCATATCTTTTCAAAGTCTTTTTCACGCGCAAAATCGATAGCTGCTTTTAATAAACATTGAGCAACGCCACGTCTTGTGTGTTCTTTGAAAACGTATAATCCGCGAGATCTAAAAAGTGTATTACTACATTGGTGACCTGAATTTACACCAATAATTTTATTGTGTGGCAAATATCTAACGCCCCAGAAAACTCCGCTGTAATACATCCAGTTGTCAGCTACACGTTTATGAATATCCATATCATATTCAGTAGCATTAATCATTGGAGTGTAAGGTCTAATTTGAGGTCGGCCCGGCCATAGTCGATCTGCCCATATTACGTGTATTGTTGGCCAATCAATTTGTTCTAATTCATAATCATTAGTATTCAACTGGTACTCCGAAAAACGCGCTAAATCCAAATACTTCCATAACCATAAACGTAAAGAATAATAAAACCATACTCCACATTAATAGTTTACCATTAAAATTATGAGCCGCTAACTTGATAGCAACGATTTCATTACCAAGGAATCTCATGGCTAATTCAAATTCGTTGTGATCGTTTTTAATTTTGACTCCATTCTTTTTTTCTTCTTCCATTACGTTTCTACACTTCCTTTTGGTTTACAAATATATTCTACTGTTTCCCAATCACCATCTGGTGGTACTTGTTTATATAGTCCTAAATTTAATTCACATTCTTGTTTTGTGTCAAACCATTGAACGTCTTGTGTTTAGCAGTTTCCATTAAGACAAACTGTAAGTAATATATGCCATATCGTTTCCATAATAACTCCTAATTGGTGCCGGATTCTGTTTCCAAGCTCCGGCGGGCTCAGTACGACTACGCGGCTTGCGCGTACTCTACAGGTGCAAAGTTATCGTTTGCATTTACAGTTTTTGAAGACTCAGTCAGCTGTCGATCCTATTTCACCCCCATAAAATGCCACATCATGGCATGGAATTTGGTGGAGGTGCCGGGTACCGCCCCCGGGTCCAGACTTCCTTCAAGCATCTTCAATTGTATTTATTATACCACAAATATTCACAAAAGTAAACAGTTAATAACTGTCAAAAATTTGACAAAATGATGTGACAAATATTAACACGTGTCAATTTTTTGACAGCATATAAATATAAATAGAGTGGACTGGAGTTCACATTGGTAGCAATTTGGCAACCATTAACCAGAGGACTATTTATGTTTAAACTACTTATAGTCGCTGCTTTTAGTATGGTCCTTGCGAATACAGCGATTGCGCAAACAACATCAACCGTTAATACAGACTCGACATCTCGGTCAACTGTAGACACAGATGCGAAATCTAGAACGATTGTTATTTCACCACCACCTTCGGCGATCTCTCCGGGTGTTGGTTCTTCATCATCCGATCTATGTACGACTGGCGTATCAGGTGCTGTACAAACTCAGATTCTTGGTTTATCAACCGGAGAAATGATTCGTGATGAAAATTGTGAGAGATTAAAAATATCAAAAACCCTATATGATATGGGAATGAAAGTAGCAGCTGTATCGGTACTTTGCCAAGATCGCAGAGTATATGATGCAATGGAGATGGCAGGCACACCTTGTCCGTTTCTTGGTGATATTGGCGACAAAGCTTCTGATAAATGGAAAGCTAACCCTGGTCGGATACCACCAGTAGAAGAAGTGGAGACAAAAGGTGATGTTCAAAAACGTAATGCAGCGATTGCTGGTGGCGTTAGCGCTCTCGCTTTGTTACTCTTCCTCCTCTAACGCGGTCTTAGGCACAGGCGACTGTTCAACTGACGGAACTACTAATTTCGTCACTGGCACGTCGTGCGCTGAAGATCCTAACACTCACGCGCAAACTGAACTACAGATATTTGACGGTGGTGGGCCACATCAACAATCAGACTTCTGGAGCGGAAACCAGGGTGCCGGCACTGGCATCTATAATGGTGGTAATGATAACGTCCAGATCTTGTTACATGGTGAATCTATAAATGGTGACGCTTATTGGACATACAGCGATCAAATTGTCTCAGCATTTCTCCAATCAATAACTGGGCTTAAGATTGATGGGTACGCATATTCCTGGGAGTATAAAAAATCAGATGATGCTCTTGCTTCAAATGGTATGTGCCATGGACAGGTAACTAATGCTACAAGTTGTGATGATAAGCTTGAGATTAATATCTCCATAAAAGATAGTTCTGGTAAAACTGTTTTTACCGATGTTTTCAATTATGACTCAGCTGGCACAGATGGTCAGTGGCACACTGAAACTGGTCTAACGTGGGCTGGCACTCAACTTGGATTTGGCACAGACATTTCTAGCTTTGAAGTTTCGATTACAGGTGGTGATGGCGGTGATGGTGGTTGGCAAAACGGAGGTAGTTTCTTTGCTGGACCTGCAGTAAGAAGAATGACTGGAGATATCATATTCAGTCAAGACATTTGTGCTATTGATGCTACACACGATCCAACTTGCCCTGGTTATGCAACAGCGTTGTATAATCAACAATGTACTGCGAATCCACTTTATGATCCCGGTTGCCCTGGGTATGCTGCAGCTAACTTGACTCAACAATGTACCGCGAATCCTTTATATGATCCTGCTTGTCC